GCTTTGCTTGTCTATCTAATAACTCTTCGGTTGATTTTTGCTCTTCAGAATAGCGGTTAAAAAACTCAATAGCTTTTTGTTGTTCAGGTAATAACTTAGAGCCCAACTTGACCTCTTTGTAATATTGATCTTTTAATCCTGACAAAAAGTTTTTTGCTTTTGCCACTTCTTCTTTTAAAGCAATTTGTTTTTTCTTTATATCTTTTGGTTCATCATTTTCTTCGTCCCAAGAAAAATCTGCTTCCATAAGAAAAGATACCTCATCATCATTTAAATGAGGTTTTGTTTGTTTATAGTATTCTCTTAATAATGTTTTTTGATCAGCGTTTGCATAATCAGCGCTTAATCTAACATAATCTTCTATACTACCACCTGTTTCATTCATAAATTCTACTAAACTTGAAACATTTTCTGGTAGTTTTATTTGTTCTTGTGTTTGATCTTCCTGTAGTACTTCTTCTTGTTGCGATGGGGCGTTGGCAGCTTCAGTGCTTCCATCCACTCCTGTCTCGTTAGTTGTATCTGTTTCATCTGTTATCTCTTCTACTATAGGTTGTTCTACTTTTTCTTTTTCGGTTTCCCGTATTTCTTCAGCCACTTCTTGGCTGTCGCTACTGTTTTCGGGTTGTTCGACAACAGCATCGCTGTCATTTGTGCTTTGCTCTTGAACGGCATTTTGGTTATTTATTTTTGTTAAATCTACTTTGTACATATCAGTTTCTTTGTCATACTGAGAATCTTTTTGTACTTCTTGTTCTTTTTCGACTGGAGTCTTCACTTCGTCTTCCAGCACTTTTGCTTTAATTTCTGCCATAATAAAATATTATATAATTATTTAAAAATTTATCTTGGATCAAATTGTTCTAATCCAAACCCACCTAAATTATCCATACCTGCGGATTCAAAGTTTTTTGGTGGCTTACCAGTCTTTCTCTGGTCTATCAGTTCACTCTGTTGAGATGCCTGTATTTTAGTTCTTTTATCTTTTCTATCTTCTTTGTTACTTTCTCTATTTGTAATCACCTGCATTTCTTTTTCTTTAAGCTGTATGTTTAATTCAAATTCATATTGCATTAATTCTTTTTTAATCGCTGCTTCTTTTTCCATTTTTTGTACATCTAATCCGCTTTGCGCTTGCGCAATTTGTACTTTACTTTCTGCAATACCTTGTTGTTTTTGTACTTCAGCTGCAGCTGCCGCTTGGCTTGCTTGTGCATTTGAATTTGCTTGAGCTTGTATATTTTGTTGTTGTATCATTCTATCTTGTTCAAACTTCTTTCTTCTCCTTAATTTTAACAACTGATTAGCTAATTTTAAATTTTTAACTTCACGAACATCAATAGCATCTTCAAGATTTATAGCTTGTTGTTGTAATGCCATTTGTATATTATTTTCTAAAATTTGCTTTTGTTCTTCATCAGGAGCTAACTCAATAAATACACCAAAATCATGTAAATGTAGTTGAGCTATTTCCGACAATGCCATAGTGTTAAATCTTCCTATAGACTCTATTAAAGACTTTTTGGTACTACCAAATTCTAATACATCTGATATTCTTAAAGAAATAGCTTCTGCTGTTTTTAATGTTAAATATAAACCAGCTTGTAATACATGCCTTGTTGCTGTATTACTATTAGCGGCAGCTAATTTTTGCAAACCAACTAAAGCGTTTGCATCAGGCTTAGTACCGTCTCTTGCTTCATTCAATCCTGTTACATCTCTCATCATTTGTAAATAATAATTGTATGATTGAATTAAACTTGCAATTTTTTGATTTCCACCTCCCGCACGTAATTCTTGTATTGGCATTTTTGCGGCACCATTGAAATCACCATCTTGCGTCATTGATCTACCAATAACAGAACCTGTTTGAAAATACATATTCAATGCTTCTTGCGGATTATAGTTTGTTCCATTACCTAAATCAATTTCAGCTAATCCATCAGCGTCTAAATAAACACCATCTGGAACTAGTCTAGAAAGTACTTGTTGCAGTTTTAAATGTGTTATTTGAATCATGTCTGCAAATGTAGTCATTCTACTAACCAAGGACTCCGCTTTACCTTTGTACATTCTTGGAGCTACAATATTATAACTCATTTGTACTTTTGTAATATCTGACTTAGGCCTTGTCATGTTTACAGCTTTATTCCATTTTAATAATTTATCTCTACCTACAATTTTTACACCTTCATATAAACACTCTATAGATCTATGAACTTTTTCAAATCTTGCTCTTGCGTCTTTAGGCGGATTAAATTCATCTGTTTTTTCAATTGCTTTTTCAGCACCTGATGCAGTTTGTTTTATTTTATAAACTTGATTTTCAAATGTTTTATATTCAAAATATAATACATCAACGTAATCTTTATCGTTATCTTCAATTTTTTGACTATAATTATATAACTTAGAATTATTTGCACCAGTATCTTGTATTTCTTTTATATCTTCATTAGTTAAATGTGGAAATTGTTTTTTTAATTCAACAATATTTATTTTTTTAACTTCTCCTACATAATATAAATCATCGAAATAAGGTGAATCTGTATATGAATAAACAATATCAGAAGGATCAACATATTCTAATTTTATTCCATCTGAAGTGTTAAAAGTATTTTTTACACAAGCAATACCTAATACAACTATATCATAATCTAATCTTTTCTTTAATAAATGATATTTATTTAAATCTAATATATTATTTATAGCCTGTTCCTCTGCAATTTCTATAGCTTGTTTATAATCAAGCTGCATATGTAATTCTAATTCTTTATTATTAGCTGGTAGCTTTTCTTTATCATTTTTAAATGCCTTAATACCTAATTGTTGTTCAACAGCATTAAGAATTTGTTGATTTTGCATTTCTAGCATTATATCATCTACATACTTAGTTCTTTCTTCAGTACTAGCAGGGTCAACGGAATAACATTTAATATCATATAATCTTTCTCCAATACCATTAACTACTATGTCAACAAACTTAGGTATAATAGGTACTGGTTTCCAATCTAAGTTAAGATATGATAAATCACCGTTAATTGATAACTCATCTTTATATTTTTGAATAGTTTGTTCCCCTCTTGCGTATAGTTTTAATCTATGGAAGTTATCTCTATTTGAAAAATAACGTGTATTTCCAGCATCTTTTTTAAACCATTCCGATTCTATAGCTTTACCAACCTGTAAACCATAGCTAGGATCTGCTTTCTCAATATCGCTTAATGCTTGACTTGGAAAAATACCTTTAACATCGTATTTCATTTATTGTATTATTTTTGAAATGTTTCCTTTATTGTTATATTTAGCAAAGCTAAAATTTACTTCTTTTTTTAACTGTTTTTGTGCATTTGGCGCATATCTATTTTTATTACACGCCATTATTGCCAGCCCAGAACTTATTGCGGCATCAAATTTAGTTCTTTTATTTATATCAAACTTTGCCCAATCGTTTAAAGTTTTATTAAAATACATATCACCATAGGTATTATCGTGTTTTAAACCAACGTAAGTATTTATATAACTTTCAATTGCCGCAGCATGAGCTTGCCTTATATCTTCGCTTGAATTAGGTATACCACCTATTTCTTTTTCAGCTACAGATAATTTATTCCAAAGTTTATCAGGTCTATTCATTGAATATCCTCTATATCCTCTTCTTTTTAAATAATATAATAATCTTGGTTTATTATTTTCCGCAAGTAAAGGCATACCATAAAAATGTAAAGCCATTAATATATCTTCAAAAAATATTTCAGCCGTTTGTGGTCTAGCTATATATTCTAAAAAAAACATATTAGCAGGAACTTCTTCCATACTAAACTTTGTAAGACCGTGTAAAGATCCTTTAGATCCTTTACCATCTGTTGTACCGGATATATCATAACTATCACAACCAAAAGCTCCAATATAATCATTAGCGGGATATTTAATACCATTTTTAAATATTATTTTATTTTGTAAATGCTTTTCTGGTACCCAACTAACATTAAATCTACCATTTGGGTTTGGTGTAAACTCTACTTTCGAGTCTTGTACCCCATTTTTCCACGAAAAGCTGCCACAAGTGACAAGAGCATTGTATCTACTTTCTTCATTGTAGTCAATCTGTTCGTAAATCTTAGCAAGATTAAATATGCTATTGCGAGTTTCATCTCTGAAAGCATGTTCTTCAGTCCTTGGAAATTGTCTATAAAATTCATTTAATGCGTCTTGATCTCCTTTTAATCCTTCAACCTCATTTTCCCAGTGTTCAATAACTCCGACGTCAATGTACTGCCCATAATTGTCTTTAACTGGTTCTTCCGGCGTATTGAAT